TCTAATTCACCAGACTTTTTAATTCTTCGTAAAGAATCTAACTGTCCCATTACATTAAATATATCTGTATCAGATGAATTGTTATTTAATGTTTTAGCTTTCTGTGCATATTGTAAACCATAAGATTCTAACTGGTGTTGATTAACATCTTTGTCATTGAATGAACCATCATTAAATTCTTTCTTTAACTTAGACCACATTTTAATCTCTCTCATTCTGTGTTTTGCAACTTTCTCCATAGAAGCTTTTGCAAATCTACATTCGTCGAGATCTATTTCGTATTTTGTTCTTTTGTATTCGTCTTCTTCTTTTTCAATCTTACCTTCTAGCCATTTGATCTTTGCTTCGTTTCTTCTGTAGTCAAATGACAACGTCATTAAATTATCTAAGTATGTTGATTGTTCTCTTACACACTGCCAATATTTTGCAGCTTTGGTTGGGTATCTATTATCTTGTAATACAGAAAATCTTGCTTCTGTTTCTGTTCTGAACATTTGTTTCTTGGTCCATGTATCACGTAGCTCGTCTACCATACCTTTGAACGCGGACAGATCTTCTGTTGTTAATAGATTATTTAAGTGAGCTTCTTCACCTTGTATAACTTCTTTTACATCTTTTTTCATAGCTTTATCCTTTATAATTAAACCTTATATATACTATTTAAAATATATTACAAGTTTTAAGACGATGATATTTTTTCAGTAACATGGCCATCACCATACCATTCTTCTGTTGCATTAAAATTTGCAGGAGTAGCAGGATTTCTACCACCATATAATATTGCATTTGTTGATGAACTTCCTGCACCTCTTGTATCCATTCTAGCAACATTAATATCTTGATCATTAATCCAACTAGTTCCATTCCAAGTTTCTGATGAGTTATGCACTCCTGGAGGTGGCGCTCCAGCTGGATCACCTCTACCACCCATTGCTATTGCAGAGGTAGAACTTCCACCTGATCCTAAAGCGTTTTTAGCTTGATTTAAATCTCCTACTTCTGTCCAACTTGTTCCATTATAAAGTTCTACTAGAGCTATACTTGGGCCATTACCAGGTTGTGAACGTCCTCCAGCTGCTATAGCAGCAGTGGCCACTCCAGAACCTGTTGTTTCATCTCGTTCTTGGTTTAAATCATTACCCTCTGACCAAGAAGAACCATTCCAAGTTTCTGATACATTAGCACCACTATTACCACCAAAAGCTAATGCAGATGTGTTATCTGCACCTACTCCAGACAAAGCAGATCTAGCAGTATTTAAATTTCCAACTTCAGTCCAAGCGTATCCATTCCAAGATTCACAGTTTGCTGTATTAAGAGTTTCATTTCCTCCAAAACACAAAGCTGAAAGTGCTGTACCTGCACCTCCTACAGATCTTTTTACTTGATTTAGATTATTAACTTCTGCCCATGCTGTTCCATTATAATTTTCTGTGTTTGAAGTATTAGGACCTCCAGCAAAAATTAAAGCTGATGTTCTTGTTCCTTTGTTTGCTGAACCCACTGCATATCTAGCAGTATTCATATTTGCACCAGTCACCCATGCACCTACAGCAATGTCAGCGTTCCATTCCTCTGTGGCTGCTGTAAATGATGGTGTTGATCCTCCAGCAGCAAAACCTGAAGACGCACTTCCAGAACCTCTTCTTTGTTGTGCTAAACTACTCATTTCATTTACACTTGTCCAAATATTTCCATTCCAAGATTCTGTTTGATTCATAAAAGCGATACTAGGATTTTCTCCTCCAAACGCTAATAAAGATGTTTGAGGTCCCATTGTGCCCATAGCTCTGCTTTCATTATTCATGTCATTTACTTCAAACCAAGCAGTTCCATTCCATGCTTCTGTTCTTACGTTAGTTGTAGGAGGATTTAAAGGTGGACTATCTCCTGCAAAAACTAAAGCATCTGTTTTTGTTCCTGATCCTCCACCATTTCTTCTTATAATATTCATATCTCCTGATTCAGTCCATGCTGAACCATTCCAAAGTTCATTAGTTTTTAATACAGTTGGTGTAGGATTTTCTCCACCAGTGTATAAAGCTGCCGTATTACTTTCTCCTGCAGTCATCCCTTGTTGACGAGATACACTTAAATCTGCAACTTCTGTCCAACTTGATCCATTCCAAGACTCCACCACATTTGTAAAAGGACCATTTAAATTTCCTGCCATAGCTAAAGCTGACGTTGCAGTTCCAGCACCTTGTAATTGTCTTCTTGCAGTATTAAGATCATTAACTTCAGTCCAACTAGAACCATTATAATTTTCTGTTCCAGCGAAAAGTTCTGGTGTTCCAGGACCATCTCCTCCTGCAACTATACCTGAAGTTTGTGTTCCTAATATAGAACTTGCCATACTATTTCTAGCTGTATTTAAACTTCCACCTGTAGACCAAGCATTACCAACAAACTGATTACGTGTTTTAAGTTCGCCTTCACTTTCGTTGTACCAAACTTGACCCGTGGTTGTTGGGTCTGAAGTTACAACTTCAATATCTGTTCCAATTATTTCTTTGTACTTTGTCATTAACTTATTGTCTCCGTTACTATTCCGTCACCTAGCCATTCTTCAACTGTGGTAGAAGGAGCTGGTGTTCTACCTCCAACAGCTAAACTAGCCGTTTTAGTTTTTCCAGTGGCTGTAGGAAGTCCTACGGTATTCATATTATTTTCATTAGTCCAACTTGTGCCATTCCATGATTCTGTAGCGGCAGAAGATCCACCTCCATAAGCTAGCGCATTTGTGTTATCTGCCCCTGTTCCTCCATACATTGCGTCTCTAGCAACAGACAAGTCTGCAACTTCTGTCCAGCTTGATCCATTCCAAGATTCTACATTTTTTATTTGAGTAGGTGTAACATCTTGACCTCCATAAGCTAAAGCAGACGGTAAAGTTCCTGCACATAATTGATATCTTCTAGCAGTATTTAAATCATTTACTTCAGTCCAACTTGTGCCATTCCAAGACTCTGTAGCGGCCAAGTTTCCAGTTGATACTGGGGGTGTAGTGTAACCACCAATACATAAAGCTGCTGTTTCAATTCCACAACCATTAGATCTGTTTCTTGCAGTGTTCAAATCATTTACTTCAGTCCAACTAGATCCATTCCAAGATTCTGTTAACGCTGTTAAATCTGTTGATGCTTCTCCACCATATGCTAAAGCTGCAGTGTAGTCTTCTCCTGCTCCTCCAAGACTACCTCTAGCAGTATTTAAATCATTCATTTCACCCCAAGAAGTTCCATTCCATAATTCTGTTACTGCAGTAAATGGTTGCCCACCTGCTCCTCCACCAAAAGCTAAAGCAGCCGTGCTAGGTCCTGCAGTTGCAGAACCCTCTCTACCATTATTTAAAGACGCACCAGTCACCCAAACACCAAGTACAATATCTGCGTTCCATTCTTCTGTAATTCCTGTAACACCTCCAGGAAGACTACCTGCAATGGCCAAGCCAGATGTATTATTTGCTCCAGCTCCTGCTAAACTATTTCTAATAAGACTTAAATCTGAAACTTCAGTCCAGCTTGATCCATTCCAAGATTCTGTTTCACCATGTAAAGCAGTGTTCTCACCTCCATACATTATTCCTGAAGAAGTTGTTCCATTTCCCGCAAGTAATCTTCTAACTGTACTTAGGTCATTTACTTCAAACCAACTTGTACCATTCCATACTTCTGTTTTTCCTGATATCGCAGGTTCTGAACCACCACCAGCTAAAGCAGATGTTAGTATCCCAAAACCAGCTAATTGTTTTCTTGCAGTATTTAAATCGTTTACTTCAGTCCAACTAGATCCATTCCAAGATTCTGCGTTTGCAAGAAAACTAGGTGGACCTCCACCAAATGCTAAAGCAGATGTATTAGATGCACCTGCTCCTGCTAAACCTCTTCTCACTGTATTTAAATCGTTAACTTCTGTCCAATTACTTCCATTCCATGACTCTGTATTGCCTGTGGCACCAGGGCTATCTCCACCAAAAGCTAAAGCTGACGTTGTTGTTCCTGATGAACCTGCTTCTCTTCTAGAATCATTTAAATCATTAACCTCTGTCCAAGAAGATCCATCATATATTTCTGTTGCTGCTGAATAACTTGGATCAGTTCCACCAAAAGCTATAGCTGCCGTTTGAGTACCTGTTCCAGATAGACCTGCTCTTGGATTGTTTAAAGTTCCACCACTAGACCAAGCATTACCAAGAAACTGATTACGTGTTTTAAGTTCGCCTTCACTTTCGTTGTACCAAACTTGACCCGTGGTTGTTGGGTCTGAAGTTA